CCTCTGATTAAACGCTTAATTCTATACGGAAAGAAATCGAAATTGCAGGTGTATGAGGCCATATTATATAGCCATATTGAAAAAACCGATGCTATAACCAACAAACCCGAACATGACTCAACATATCACTACACCGTGCTAAAAACCGTTGACCCTGCAGTAGAACGCATTGAGGTCGACCGCAGTCGCATTGACGTCAGTAACATCGACTTAATGCTACATAAAATGATAGCCCGTGTAAACCCAACTGCGCAAGATGTTATTGTGAGAGCTAAAATATTACCACCAGTGGAGACCAAAGTTAAAATCGCCTTAGCCCATGTCGCCGGTTTAGATGTCGATAAAACCGGGTACTCCATTAGCAATCACAATTTCACACGCGATGATCAAAGTAAGGATAGTTTTCGTACAATTCAAACCCTGCTTAGTAGATATAGCAAAAACGTTAAACAGAGAGAACATGTTGACCGATTGCAAAAAGGCCTAAAGAAATTTCTTAATCCTCTGAAATATCGAAAGCGAGCGTTCGATCTAGAAGAACTGAGGTTCCACACTAACGCTTATTTAGTTGAATTGCAAAAGAAAGTTAATGAAGGAGACGATCCATTTGTGACTGCGCTCGCAAATGAAGCCGTCGAAAATGACCCAGCTTTCAAAAGAGAATTTGATAATGTATGCACCAGCTTCCTTGATTCTGTCAATAGCAAAGTGCGTGCAAAATCTGAACTAGAGAAAGAGTGGCCAGAACTTTGCAAAAATCTAGTCGGTTTTGTCATGAAGAAGCAATATAAACATTTAACTTCTCATGGTAAAGACCTAGACTACAAAGCTGGTCAAGGTGTTGCCTCATGGACTAAAATCATGAATGTTATATTCAGCGGCTATAGTCGTTTGTTACAGGTACATATATCCGAATCTGTCAATGATAACGTGCTAATTGCATATAACAAATCAGATCTAGAACTATCCGTTTTTTTTGAAAAATACGGGGACAAATTTTCCGATCCCAAGTACGTGAATACGGACAACGATTTCACGGAAATGGACACCACGCACGGGGAGTCTATGGTCAAACTGGAAGGTATCTTATTTGATGATATCAACATGCCAGAAGCCATGAAAAAAATGTACTATGAAGTAAGATCGCAATGGACGTTATCCTACATGAGTAGGAACGGTCGTTCAACTTTAAAGAATAAATTCTGTCAACATTCTGGGCAGCCTTTGACTTTATGTGGTAACACATTATTGAATATGGCAGCTGTAGGCGCATTTATTGAACTCGGTACTATTTTATACATCGCCTTCAAGGGTGATGACATGAATTCCCGTAGCACGATGTGTACACTGAAGAAAATTTCAAAAGACCAAACAGAGTCCTCATACTTCGGTTACAAGTTCAAAGTGTTGAATCCCACCGTCAGTGAATTTATAGCTAATATAATCACACCGCATGGTTTCTTTCCAGACATCTTGAGGAGAGTGACTAAGAACATCAGCAAAGTTTACGAAACGGAGCAACAATGGGAAGAATCGCGTATTAACATATTAGAGTCGATTAAATGCGTGCGTAATAACACGCACTTCGTCACCGGTAAGAATCTAACGGTCAAGCATTATAACGATTTAGGTATTGCTATCACCGCCGGTGAAGTCGACTACATATACGCATATTTAACACAACTATCAAAGTTACAATACTCTGAACTTCAAGAAATGAATAAGGTGACCAAAACCACCCATTATGCTGACATTACCACCAAGAAAACTTTTATATAACTTTAATTTTCTTTTATTTTATTTTATTTTAATTATTTTTTATTCTTTCTTTTTAAAAAAATTAGCTCTCGCAAATAAATAAAACGTTATTAGATAAATATAATAATAACACGATAAAGCTAATTTCTCTTTAATTTTAATAAAATGACCCAAACTGAGAATCAAGTCGATGGCGATATGTTTATGGACCTCCACGCTAATTCCGAGGTTCAAACTGTGGCTGAGAAAACACCAAATCCAGCTCACGCCTTCATTAAGAAAACTATTCACCCACCGTCAGCAATACCGGAATATAACGGGCTACCTACCAACGATGCCCGCTCTCAAGTTCTGGTTAAGTGGAGGAATATGGAGTTGATGAAAACACCAGCCATCTTTGACGTCAACAAACAAAATGTCAGACTCGTCACCCCTGGTGATTTGGATACCTTCGATATGGCATTCCTGGTCACCAATGGCATGAGAGTCCTAAGCATTGCCTTTATCAACAATGCCACTGACAACAACATACTTACCCAGGATCTTTCTAACACCATGATCCAAAATCTTTATGATTGTGGTAATCTCGTCAATGATGCCCAACTCTACCGCCCAGTCTACAAATCAACAACCATGTATCTCAACGCCACAGCTTTCAATGACACAGGCATGTGTACTGCAGAACAGTTCAATCCAAATGTTCTATTTGCTGGTACTGTTTTAGCATTCTCTGATTCCAAACCGCGTTACTTCTACAACTGGTGTCGCGACATGATCAAATGCGACCGCCTTTCCGTCATTTCCAACGAACATCCCGAATTCCGTGAATATTACGGTAAATGGGATGACTTTCTCTCCGTCCACCGCACTGAGTGCCACAAAGTATGCAACATTAAACCAAACGAGACGATCAAGTTAGATCCCAATATGCTGATTCAGGTTATCAGTTTTGGCAACTCCGGTTTAGGAGCTCAGGTGCAGCTAGTGCCTGATAACTCGCAAATTTTACAACAGAGCGAAAGATCGTTAGGCGAGAAAGCCAAAGAAGGCTGTTTTATGGTACAGAGACTCAACACCATTGCGCCCGGTTGGCTAACAGCCGGCAACACCAATCGTTATGCTGCGGGGTCCTATGGACTATATCAATGCTACGGCTACTATCCTTATGCAGCTGGAGGTGTCTTTCAGGCCTTCAGTGAAAATTCCATTATCGGCGCCACCACATTGTCTCCTTTGTTGGACACTTTGTGGTCGAGCGATATGACTTTCGGCTGGATAAGATTTAGTGGACTAGCGCTTAACCCACAAGCTGGCAATGTAACCACACAGATGCTCATTAAGAAAACCTATACCGGTTATGAAGTGCAGCCTTCCATCAGAAGCGCATGGAGCGGTATGGTCCAAATTTCGCCAAAACCAGACCTAAGCTATGCAAGCGCTCATGGACGCCTTCTACGAATTGAAGGACGCCATGCCCGCTCGTTACAACTTCTTGGGCACTCTGGCGAAATTCGCGGCCGATGGTCTTAAAACGTTTGGGAGTTCTGTCCTCAAAAACCTCATGGAGCCTAGCAAGAAAAGCAAGGGAGGACAGGGCAACACAAACAAACGACCAGCTAGGAAACAGAAAGCCGAGGTCAAGGACATCGACCGTCAAGTGCATTCCATTTCCAAGAAGCTCGATCGAGTCAACATCCGCCCTAGAACAGAACGCGACGCTCCACAACATGGTGCACGACGTTCCAGATCTCGAACTCGAAGAGTACGTGTGGCTGAGCCTGTAAAAACCAACAAACGCGGTAACAACAACTCCAATAGCGGCACACGGTCCCTTAACCGTAAAAAAATGGACTGATTCTCCATAAAACCCAATGCAATACGCACAGCCCCTTTGCATAATTATATAACTCGAGTTTTGGCTGTTT